AATCTGGATACGATGGCATAGGCATGCAATTGCAGGGGCTTTTCAGAGAGGTTCCATCTGTACAGAACCTTAACCAGCTTTTTCTTTCATGGTCGAACCAGTTGCCACTTCTCAGCGATGAAATACAACGGGCAACCGCAGAGCTGAAAGGCTTTAAAGCCGCGACAGAAGAGGCGAATGCGGCCCAAGCACTGGCGCAAACGGCACAGACGGCTGCCCAGCAAGCGGCTGATGCAACGGCTGAATCATTGGGCGACCAGATCGACTCAGTTGTCGGCACCATTTCAGCAAGCAGGGAGCAAGCGATTGCCCTTAAAGAGCAGATTGGTGAACAAATTGCCGCGTCAGGGGCTTCATTAGAGGCCGCCGCCGCTGCTGGCGTGAACACCGAGGCTTTGCTGGTAAATGCAGGGGCATCGGTTGAGGATGCAGCAGCCATTGGGGCACAGGTTCGGGCAAACGGCGCAAATGTTGTTGCCGCCGCAAATGCAACCGCCGCCTTGGAAGCCCAAACAGTCGCCACTACACAGGCTACCGCAGCGCAAACAGCTCAGTTGTCAGTTGGTGCGCGCCTGCTAAAATCTATTTTTTCGCTAAACACAGCCCTGACAGTCGGGATCTTGTTGCTAACTGCATTCGGTGCTGATGCGGCCTCCGCCATTGCCGATTCTCTTAGCAGCGCATCTGATGAAGCCGACAACCTTGCTGAATCAATCAAGACAGCTAACGATGCGATAGCAGATACACGCTCAACCGTAGCCAGAACCACTGCCGAAGTTGAAACGATGCGCATCAGGTTCAGTGAGGCCCGTATAGGCATCATATCAAAGGAGGACGCGCTAAAACTGTATAATGATACATTGGGGGAAACATGGGGCAAGTCGAACGATCTGAATGAAGCGGAGGCAACGTTTATAAAGAATGCAGAAAAGTATATAGAATATACATACAAGAAAGCACTGGCTCAGGTGGCGTTCACAAAAGCAGCAGAGAAGACGCTTGAGGCGGAGCTTGAGGCGCAAAAGGGGAGCGAAGAAATATTGACAGGCTATGAATCTTTCGCAGCGGGGATTGAAAAGGCTGTTTCATCTTATTCTGAAACGGAACGCGGCGCATTGGCAGCAAGGGACAAGAACATTGAAACTCTTCGCAGGCAAGCTAAAGACCTCATGAACATCGGTCAAAATAGCCAGATAGAATCAGACACGCTTGCAAGTGAACTAAACATACAGATAACTAAAAAAGAAAAGGAAGAACGGGTTAAGGCGGCGCAGGATACCACCAACGAGGTAATCAATATTGAGGAGCGGCTTAACAAAGCCCGTGCGGATCTTCAATCGCAACGCTTACAGGGCAACAAAGAGGACTTGCAGGCGATATTTGAGAATGAACAGGAAGGGTTGGCAATGCGTCTTTCTGCCCGAGAGGAGTTCTATCAGAAAGAGCTGCAACAGCAAAAGGTAGCTGCCAAGGCAGAGCTTGACAATATAGATGTGAATCTAAAGAAGATTGCACAGTTGGAGGGTAAAGGAGGCAAGCTGAGTAATGAGCAAAAGAATCTGGTTCGGCAGAAAGAAGCATTTGAAGCAGAGAGGCTGGTTATTACCGACAAATATGCCGCGTTGCAAGCTAAGTCCGAACGCGAGAACAACAAGTTTTCGCAAGATGCGGTAACTAAGGATTTAGAGAAGCAGATAGCAACGCGCCGGGCACTGCTCGACAACAACATTGCCTACCTAAAAGCGAACCTATCTGAGCAGGAAACAGAGGAACGCCGTGCGCTAAACAAGCGTTTTGCATCCGGGGCAATAAGTGAGGCAAGGTATCGAGCCGATTTGGAGGCCATGAATAAGGCTTACGATATGAGGGAGCTTGAGGGCGCGCGTGACCTTACGATGGCGAAGATGCAGGAATTGCAGAATCTTGGGGCTGATACGGAAGCAGAGGAGAAGAAGCTGGCTGATATTATTGTTGCCATCAACAACGAGAAGAACGCCAAGATTGAGGCTGCGGATGTTCAGGCGGGGCAACGCAGGGCAAAGCTTCTCCGCGCACTGGGCGACCTCGCACAGGAGATACTGAACGGCATTGGCACTATCATATCCGCGCAGGCTGACAAGGAGCTTGCACGACTGCAAAAGCAGGGGGACCAGATAGATAAGAACAAAGACAAAGAGATTGAGGCAATTAATGCAACGACCGCAAGTCAGGAAGAAAAGCAACGCAAAATTGCCGAGGCCGAGGCGAGAGCCCAAGCCCAACGTGACCAGCTTGCCGAGAAAGAGCGTGCGGTACGAAAGAGGCAGGCGCAGTTTGAGAGGGGCATAACCATCGCTCAAATCATTGCCAAGACAGCCGAGGCAGTACTCACACAGTTGTCCGTGCCCGGGGCTGGTATCGGTCTTGCTGCCGTAGCTGCTGCAATAGGTGCTGTACAGCTTGCCACCGTCCTTGCAACCCCTCTGCCTGAATACGCGTTGGGTGCAGGCATCCCCGGCAGGCCAAAGCACAAGGGCGGTCTTGCCCGTGTTGGTGAAGCAGGCGCAGAGCTTATCATTGAGCCGGGTCGCAAGCCGTACATGGTGGATTCAGACCAAGTGAGGGATTTGCCGAGAAATACCATCGTTGCGCCACAAGACCGGATTAATGCACTCGGATACGGGATGCTAAATGCCGTAGTTTCGCAACGCCAACAGGGCATGATGCGACAGGATAACAGCGACATCACCGAGCGGTTGGATAAGTGGGGGAGTAGGCAGGAACGCGCCATCCGTAGCACCGCGCCAAAGGGCAGCACAGGCGTTGAGAAGTGGTACGAATGGCAGAAATACAATAGAAGATAATGGGGCCAACATTCCAATTTGAGATTAAGAAGGACGATAATACATGGTATGCCCTACATCCTGACGGCACCGTGTATGAGCGTCCTGAACCCTACTATCTAAAGTTCGCCCTTAAAGGGTGGGAAGAAACAACCATAAGCTGGATTCGTGACCCTGAATATCACGGCATCGGCAGCTTTGCTACCACGCCTTACGAGGCTGTGCATGATGCCAAGGATATCCTGCGTTATGTAAAATACACCTACGGCCGACGCGGCAAGGCAAGGCTGATTATCAATCTGCGCGAAGAATTCGACCTTGGCAGCGTCTGGCAATACAAGCCTTGGTATGCTGCCGACATTGACATTGCAAAGGCGGTTGATACCCGTGATGGCGTTGCCGCCACATTGCTAGGCACTGGCATTGCCGAGGTGCTAAAGGCGAAACAGCGCACGCCTGTTGAAATTCCTCTCCTTAATGCTGATGCTATCAAGGTTCTATTCAACGGCGTTATCCTGAAGAACAGTGCCAGCTTCTTTATGACTGGCAACCCCTCTGGCGACAACGAGAACACGGCACATACGCCGCAGCTTATCGTAAGTACACTGGATACCTACGGCAACAATACACAAGGCGTGCAGTACACTGAGGGCACAGGCCCGCCTGATGATCCGCGTTGGTTCCTTAAGGCATCCGTTGCTACATCGGTGGTCATCGACTATGATTTCACGCTCACTACCAATTCGCTGCCGGGGATAAACTACGGGCTTGCACTGTTGCGATCAGGCTTCGTTGTCATAGATGCAGGCAATACTACATCTACCTCTTACAATCTTATTTCTGAAAATAACTCGGTCATTTACCTTGGCACGACTTATCACCCGATAGGCCAGATAACCATTGCGCTGAACGCTGGCGACAAGTTATACTATACGACTCGCCTTGCCGGTAGCCCATCCGGCCCCGCGTCGTTCATATACGGCACCATTACGCCAACATCCCCGCCATCCCTGAAAATTGCCTATGATTCTCGGCAGGCACAGCGGCAAGTCCCATCGTACCGGTACTTCCAGCTGTTCCAAAAGGTAGTATCAGAAGCTATCAGCCCTGCTGCGGTCGGCAGCTCGCCAATACTTACAAACCCATTCCTAGACCGGAATAGCAACTGGGATATGCGCTTCTTTAACATCGCTGCCACATGCGGGGATGCGTTGCGTGGGTTAGGTGATGGATCCGCGCCAGCAACAGCGGCAAAGATTAAAACCACCATTGCCGACTGCGCAAAGCACATCTGCAATGCGGGGATGCTGGCAATGACACAGCTAAACAACCAACTTAGCATAGTGCCACTTGCAGCGGTGTATCAGGACGTGGAGATTGCTTCATTGGGCGAAGTATCCGGGCTTGAAATATCAGAGTATGAATCAGCCTTTTTCAACAACCTGAAGAACGGTGGGCAAGCGCAGGACTACGATAGCCTGAACGGGCGCGATGAGTACAACCAAGGGCAGACCCGCAACAGTGGGGACGGCACGCTGTCCGAGGACAGAGATTGGACTTCCCCGTACCGGTATGACCCGCTCGGGATAGACTTCCATATGGCGAACCTTGCCGGGAAGACAACGACCGACAGCGGGCAGGATAATGAAACATTCTTAGCCGACATTGGGGATTTCCTGATAGACGGATTCTATCCATTGTATCGTCCTGCATCACAGAACGCTGCAACGGGTGTGTTTTCGCCATCCAGTAAGTTCAATTTTAGCATGACCCCTGCACGGGATATACGGCGCAATGGGCCGCGCATTGCGCCTGCTTTTCACCTTGTCCCAGGCGGCGTACTTACATTCCAAACAGCGGATAAGAATGCTGCATTGTCGGTAAACTTAGGAGCCGGAACGGTTACGGAGAATGCCGATATACCTGCTGCCGAACTTGGCCCGATGCTTTATAAGCCCATCCTGTTTAAATTCACGGCTAAAACGCCAATAAACCTGCTTGAATTAATGGCGGTCAATCCACACGGGTACTTTACCTTTACAAGCGATGAAATGACGTTTAAGGGATTCCCAATGGATATAGGCACAAGGCCCGCTACACATGAAACCTATGAGTGCATATTGCTTGCCCACCCAACGACGGACACAAACCAACTGATTAACCGCTAATGGCTATTATCTTTCGCCCTGCTGATGCCTGCCCCGTTCCTTTCGTGGAGCTTAACGCGGCTGTAAATCCGCTTTATCACGGGCAACAGTTCAGAGCAGATTGGTTTGAATTGTCGCAACTATGGTGGCAGCGAAAGGTTAAGTACAATCAGAAATGGGAGCTTACCGACAACATAACCATCCAGTTCCTTGTGCCAAACAGCAATGTCACCTCTGTAAAACTGGAGGTGATAGATTGCAATGCTAAGGTTGTCGCGGATATTGCCCTTGACACTTCGCAAGGTGTGCTACCAGACAGCGCAATGTACCAGTATAAGCTGCGGCTGACCGACTATGATTTAGGGGAGGGTAAATACTGCTTCCTCATTACGGTTGATTACAGCGTGCCCAATGTGGATAAACTGTACATCTCGGAGCCTTTCTTTGCCCGTGAAGTGTGGAATTATACCAAGCTGATTGAGTACAACCACGACCGCAACGAATATAACACCTTGTTCGGACTTTCGCCCAACTTCTCGATCCGGGTAGAGGCTGAATTTGAGTACACAGGGGTTGAATACACGGACAACACTTATGTTGACCAGCAGAACCGAACCGACCTGCTCCATGCCGAACTTGTACGGGTGTTTGAGTTGCGGATAGGGGCGAAAACAAAATATAGCAGTGAGCCAGGGGTGCCGATGTGGCTGCTTGATATTCTGGCCCACATCTTCCTGTTGCGGTTCACATCAGTTAACGGCAAGCAGGTTGTCCGGCCCAATGGCGAGGCATTCGACATCACTACACGCACCCCGACACCGCTATCAACCGCCGTGCTGCGGGTCTATGAATCCAACCCCGACGAAACGACAGAGGCTGGAACTGCCGACCTGTTTATTGCTTCGACTGCATCTTACCCCTACGCATTGTCGCCCCTACGCATGACCGATGGCGTGACCACGGTAGAGCTTACGGCGATGCAACCGGTAGAAATACTATCCGGGGCAGATGAAACGGCGCTGCTTGCGTCGCTGAATGCCGTAATGGGCATCACTGGCACCTTCAGTATTCAGGCAGGGGATATCATTTATGCCAACGGGCCAGCAGAAGGGTTTAACTCCGCATCCGGCATAAACTTTGCCTCGCATTCTGAAGTTACCATCACCACTGGCACGGCGGTAACCACCTACCAATACGCTTTCCTAGACGCTTCACACGTCCTTTCATACGGCAGCACTGTTGAGTATGTGCAAGGCCCGCCGATGGTGCTTACGAGCAAGACCATTACCGGACTTGCAGCCAGTACGGCAACAGATGTGCGCTTCTACCACAACAACAACTTCAATACGCTCCGTTTCGGAACACAGGCTGTACTTAGCCGCCTGACTTCTATTGCATCACTGCCTAATAATCTGGTGTCGATTCGCATACAGGATCAGGATATACCCGCATTCAATCTTGAAGTGCTGAACGGCTCGGGCAATACGCTTAGCCAATTCATTATGAGAAGCAGCAATGTTGAATCATTCACCGGCACCGCATGGGCAACACCATTGCCACAGTTCGCCAACCTTACCTTGCTGGACATATCCGACAACCTTCTCGATGATGATGCGCTCGAGATAATCACTGTGGGATACACGGACAATGCGTCTTACGCACACGCTGGCACATGGGTTATGGAGAACCAAACCCCGCCTGCGCCGCCTAATGTGCCTACATCTGCATCTGTTGGATACTTAATCTCCGCAGGATGGGCGGTATATACTGACTAATGGAACCGCAATTTGCCATATCATGCGGGGGATGCGCCACGATAGTTGGTGCAGGGCCGCAATACCTGCTTATCATAGGTGGGGAAGACCTGATTGGCAGCTTCTTTGTCGTGTCCTTGATATTCGACGGGATAACCTACAATGTAGGGCAGCAGTTCGATAATGTAGCCGGATTAATAACGTACCTAAATACTATCTTTGTTAGCGAATGGGGTTTTTCGGGTCAATTTTCGTTCGTTGATGGACAATTGCTGTATCTGAATGCAGACGGGAGAGAAACGGGTGAAATATTAATAAAGGAGCCGATTGTAGCCGTATTGGGTACTGAGAATGACTATTACATTGCAACGGAGAAGAACCAACTAATCAAAGTATCATAATGCCAGATTACGATATAATCGAAATACAGCAGCTTCCACCGGTAATCAATCTGGTTAACGATATGCGGCTGCCGGTTCAGTCGGCAGATGGCATTACTTCATCAATTACGCTCACACAGCTTATCGCGTTGATTGGTGGCGGTGGAGGCCTCAAAGAGCTTGTCATAGCCGTTGGAGATGCGCCCACACTGCTTGACGGACGAACACCAGATTACACCTATCCGGACGGCACCACAGAATTTACCATACCAGAGCTGATAGGCTACATTGCAACAGGGGTGCGGGTTGGTAATCTGCCGTACTCCCCTGAAGATATGGGCTATTCACTGGATAGCGTTCTGGGTAAAATGATCTTCGCAGATCCGCTGAACGCCTGCAACATCTATCTTCACCGGGAGGCGTTCGGGGTGGTGCCGGGAGAGCAGTATTTAGTAACGATTGACGGACAATTAATAACAACAATTAACGGCGAAAACCTAACAATACTATAATGCCAAATTTTGACCAACTGCCTGCCGCGTCGGCCCTGACCGGAACCGAAACGCTCGCCGTAAATCAGGCGGGGGCAACCAAGAAGGTGACTGCACAAGATATTGCCGATTTGGGCAGTAGCACAGGCGGCGTAACTGAAGCGGGTGTGCGTGCTACTCCACTTACGGGAATTAACCTTACGCCGCCAACAACAGAGCCTACCCCGCCTCTTACGGCTACAAATACCATATTGCAGTGGTTCAGCTTCTTGTGGTCATGGGTGCAATGGTTGTTCATGTTGCTGGGGTGGATGCCTAAGGTATATAATGTCGTTCGTTTTGGCGCGAAAGGAGATGGGGTAACCGACGATACTGCTGCAATACAGGCTGCAACCAACGCTTGTTTTGCTGCTGGTGGAGGCACTGTGTGGTTCCCTATGCCTTCGGGATTTTGGAAAGTTGCAGGCCCGTTACTTACCAATCTTAGTGCGTTCCAAGGGAGTAACCCAAACTGCCAGATTTATATACCTATCAGCGAATCGGGAGATGAAATGATAAGTATAGAGTATAAAGGGGAGGGCTTTTTACAATGGGCGTCTGAGGTTATAGTAAGCGCTCAACAATCCGAACGCAACACTAAGATTAATAAGATAAAATCCACAATCATAGGCACTGGTTCTAGGCCTTGTGTTTTTGGATCTCCTTGGATAGCCACTCAATACGGCGAGTTCAATTATACCTATGTTGCATTTGAAAGACTTATGATTGAGGTGCGGACAAAGGATGATGATGGCGACGAAATACCCTCAACCATGCTTGGCATTAATGGCGACCATCTTGTAGCACTGACCGGATATGAAATGGGTGTTCAGAGTGAGAGTATCCCGGCAAATCTTTTAACCCCATCGGGTACATACGGCATCATAATGCCTCGGATAAACAACAAAGCAGTTGTGGCCTTGCGCAGGTGCAAAGTTGAAGGATTTGAAATAGGCGTCCAGCACAACGAGCATTTTGTAGGAGAGGATCTTATAGTAAATGGATGCGTATGGGGGATCGAGTTGACAGCAGGTAACCACCCTTGGTACCATTCAAATGTCAAACTAGAAGGTAACAGGTTTAATTTCCGGGTTAATGGGAACACCGTGGGGACAATTGGGTTATTGGGAACAGAGCACCTTCCAGCAGGAGAGTTTTACAGTTGGGAAAAGGATTTTGATTACAATACTGGCCTTTCTGACATTACTGTTGTAAAGTGTGCTGCGATTAAGGCATCCATAGGTTATGCGAGGGAATTCTCCGCAGACTTCGACATCAATCTTAAAGTCCTTAGCGGGTCAGGCCAAAACGTTTTCTATGACGTGCCGGACTCTTCTATCTACAAGTTCTACGACAGCTTCAATCGGCCTGCAAACAATACTTCGGTAGGCAAAATGATTGCCCCAAATACAGCTACCTACAATCCATTTTCAGGGGATTGGGGCATTGACAGCATGGGGCGGTTGAAGTGTTCTTCTGAAGGCAGCACTGGGTCTGTCGTGGCACAAAGGCTGCTAGTAGACTGCGGAGAGTCTGATTACTATCGTAGTGTAGATGTAATACTCAACACCAGAGCCGGAGCTGGTATTATATATCGTGCAGTTGATGGCAACAACCTTTGGTATCTCGAGGTTGACGGCAGCAATATGAACCTGTACAAAATGGTATCCGGCTCGTTCGGTAGCCCGGTAGCTAGCCACTCAGACGCCATTGGAAACATTGGCAACAATACTGTCAGCGTCAATGTAGATGGAGATGTGCATACTATTTACAAAAATGGAACTCAGGTCATCTCAATAACAGATTCTACTTATAGCTCTGCAACTCAAATAGGTTATGCGGTCGTTTCCGGTACGAACTTTGGCGGCGGCGTGCGGTTTGATAATGAGCGTGGGCTGGATGCAATCGCACCAGCCGGTGCCGTTATCTTTGATAAGCGGTGGGATAGTTTGACAGGGTGGACAGCTAGTTCTGATGGTGGTGCTACTATAGAAATAGCCAATATAGCAGGGGAAGACCAGCTAAGAATGATAAAAGGCGGCGCGTTCAACAATATATCAAGGTCATTTGCTTTCACACCTGGAGACCAATTGCAATACGAAGTAACAGACCTTGTTTATGGCAGCGGTGCAAACATTCGCCTTACATTGTCTAATGGCTCGCCAATATTCAATCTTGATCTTCCCGGGGGCAACCCATCTGGCATTATTGACACCACCGGATTCCCGCCTAACACGACAATGTTCTACTTAGATAATACCTCTGGGACAGCAACCATGTACGCGATTAAGTTTACCAACCTTAGTATTTAACAATTAATGAAACACTTCCTCCTTGCCCTGCTGCTGATACCAACCATTGCAGCAGGGCAGAATTTACCAGTAGGCACAGCAGCGAACGCGGTTCGCAAGGATTTGGGCGGCTCATGGACAGGCAGGCTGTTCTGGCTACCTGCTACCGACACCACAACGGCCAACAACCTGATGGTATCAACGTATCCATCACTTAACCGGGCCGGTAGCGCAATAGTGCAGGCCGGGGTAGTGTACATCCACAACGGCACGAAATGGAACCAGCAGGTCAACAGCGACCTGTTAGCGGCATGGACAGCGGCAATCACGGGCAACCACTACACCAAGGCGCAGGCTGATGCACGGTTCCAGCTGCAAAGCAACATGGGTTTGTATGCGAAGAACGTACACCTTGACAGCGTAATGATTCAGTTTGCGGAGTTCGCAGGGCAGACCTTCGCAACTAAGGAAGAAGTGCCAAAGCTCGAAGCCGGACGCGGCGTTGTTATAGCGCCCGTTGCTGATACAACATGGGTAATGGCAGATACAGCCGTCATGATGACTGCATGGCGCGCACAACAGACCATATCACGCATAGACAGCACTAATGCTGCCCAACAAGCGGCTATTTCAGCGCGGTTGGCCTTCGATGAGGCAGAGGCATTGTATCAGCCTAAAGGGCCGTATTTGACCTATGAGCAGGATGGGAGTGTGACTAATGAGTTGCAGACCTTGTCCGTGATGGATGGGCGACTGTACATCAGCGCTGGGAACAACGTCGCTTTGCCTGTAACAGATACAACCAGCCTCAGCAACCGCATCAATGGGAAGCAGGCCGCGGGAGCATACCTCACCAGCGAATCAGACCCAGTATGGAGCGCTGCGGCTTCAGGCTATCGCACCAAAACGCAGAACGATGGACTATACTATTCGATTAGCAATCCTGCGGGTTACATCAGCGGCATTTCATGGGCTGGAGTAACGGGTAAACCGTCATTTGCCACAGTAGCCACTACAGGGCAATATGGCGACCTTATCGGGCAGCCTGTACTATTCTCGGGTGCATACAACGACCTGACAGGGAAGCCAACTATCCCTACCAACACAAACCAGCTTACCAATGGTGCCGGATACCTTACTACCGTGCCTGCGCAGACTTGGGCAAGCATTACAGGTAAGCCCTCTTTCGCGGCGGTTGCAACGTCCGGGGCTTATGCTGACCTGACCGGTACGCCCACCATCCCCGACGTGTCAGGCAAACTCAACATCAGCGACACAACGGGCAAGTGGAAGCCTGCAAGCTATACGGCACCAACCTACACGGCTGGCTCAGGGATTGCCATAACAGGCGGGGTTATCAGCAACACCTACACCATCCCCGCTCCGGCATTCAGTACGCCAACGCGCGCCTTAAACACGGGCTTTCAGCCGTCCGCAACCCGTGCAGCCTTGGTATCGTATAGCGTTACGCTCACCACGGCCATATCGTTACTCAATCTCAATAGTAGTGCGACGGCGTTTCTGGAAATATCGCCCAACAACTCGACGTGGACAACGATAAACAGTGCGGGCATTACTCGCACCTTGTCGGTTGCAATCACGCTTGGTATAAACGAAACATCCTATTATAACCTGCAATGCGCCGTGCCAGCGGGGTACTACGTTCGCATTCGCACCGTAACAGCGGGGGGAGGAACGGCAACCTATGGCAGCGGGCAGGAAACATTGATAAACTAATATTATGACCACCGAAAACACAGTACAGGCAGGCACACCACTGAAGGTTGTCAGCAGCCCTATGTTCCAACTAAACTGGAGAGACGTAGGGAAGGGGGCAATTACCGCAGCCCTGACTGCCGCGACAACCGGCATTCTCAGGTTGATTGAGGATAAAGGCAGCTTTAATATGGCAGATGTGAAGATTGTGGGGATGGCATCCCTTGCTGCGTTCGTGGCCTATTTATTAAAGAACCTGTTTACAGAGGCAAAGGTTGTAGCCAAAACATAAGGGCATGCATACTACGGTGAAAGTGCTATTCTTGTTCATGCCGCTGTACATCATAGACGCTTTCACCACGGAGGAGATAAATCTGATGGTCAAGGGGTGCATGATAGGCGCAGTAAGTGCCTCCGTGCGCGCCTTGATTTTTCAGTTTAAGGGCGTTGTTCACACCTTCAAGGTTCTTATTGGCGGGATTCTTTTAGGAGTATTAGTAGCCTACCTACTCCGTAATGCTACTCTTCTCCCGCAAAGTATACACGAAATAATAACGGCTGCTTGCGCGGCTTTTGTTGATAAAACATTCCCATTGTTTCAGCGAGGGTGGATTAAGAAAGTGGGAACATGGGTAAAAAAACAAACTGATGAACTATAGCGAATGTCTTTTCTACATCATTTCATGGCTGAATGTCGTGGGGTGCTCGTTTGCTTTCGCATGGTGCGGGGTTTACTTTATAAACCATAGGCGCATTCCTAAGGCCGACCAGCGTGTGGTATCTACATTCCTTCTGATGGATGTATTAATGGCCTTTGCGCAGGTTCATGCCCTTAACAACGGGCCTACCTTTACGCAGATATGGCTTTCAAAAATTGTGGGTACCTTGTGCTTTATTACGCTAATACTTTATACCAAAAGTCTCAAGGAACATGAGTAATGGAGCCAACCACACCAACACAACCAACAACTGTAAAGAAGCCAACCTTATTCCAGCGACTTCAAAAATACTTCATCTATGCAGCATGGTTCGAATTGTGGCGGTCAAATGAGCAATGGAGAGATGCCGCTATTAAGCATGAAACCCGGGTTGAATTACTCGAGCAAAAGATTGACAACACAAAGGACAATACTATCAATGCTCAAAGCAAGCGCATCATGGATATTTCAACAGCACGATGGGATAATATGCAGCGCTATGATAGTCTTGACAGCGTATTCAATGCGACCATTGAAAACGGCCCCAATTAAGGAGCCGTTGTCTAATGTTCAGTTGATTGTTAGGCAGTCGCAGCGCGCGGCGCTAGTAGCTGATAACGAATCCAGGTTACAACGTATACAATCACTTCTCCAACCAGCTTCGCATACCGAACAACCTTATCCTTGAATCCTTCGGGGGCTTCGTTGGTATCGATGTCGGCCTCCCATGCTACGGCTTGGGCTTCGGCGGCTGTCTCAGTGCTGAATTGTTCTTGTGCGCTGACCTCGTATGATTCGGGCCATTCTACTTCATTTTCGGGGATAAATGCCATGTCGGTTTGTGTTTTGGCAAATTTAGGGGTTATTGCCAAATATCGTGCTCTGCCCACGTCAAAAGTTCTTCCAACAGTTCTTCGTAGTCATCGCTGGAATCTGTGAAGTGGGACATTTTTGCATCTAAGTAGCCATGTGCGTAGGTGTTACCTAATGGCTCAAGGATGAAGTCGTGCCAACCTTCCTGTTTAGGGTTAACGGCGTTTAGTCTGTTAATAAATTCCTCTTTCATATATTTTCTGCGCGTATTCCCGCGCCACGGATTTAGGGGTTATTGTTTCGGTGGCAAAGAGTCAACTTCCCACAGCAAGTTGCCCTGCATGTCCCAATACTGCGTGACTACCCGTATCGGGTCGTTTATGCCGTCTCCAAGCCTTTGCAGGGTAGTCTTTATCACTTGTATTACTTCTACTTCTTTCATCTCCTTCTGCGCTCTTTACCCGTGCGCGGCGGGGGGGGGTTGGATAAAAGGTCAAGGTGCAGCCGGTATAGTTCAGCATCCATTGGTAGAACAGATTGTGTCTCGTCATTCATACCAAAGTGCTGATTGCATCTAATGCACTTTATTTCCCTGATTGTGGGCGTTATCTTACGGAACAGCCTGTATTTGTGCCCCATGATGCTGCAAATTATCTTCTTCATTGTTCCGGTGCGGGGGTTGGGGTGAGGGGGAAGGCACAGCGTGACAGCGGGATTATGTATCGAGTGCCGGCAACGTCAATACAAGCGTTGTAGCTGCCAAGAAAGGGCACCCACTTTGCGACAGGGTGTGGCTTGCCATAGTGAGAAATTTGGTCGGGCAATTCGGACAACCTCGGGTCGGGAGTACTTTGGGCATCGGCAATGATTTCCTTTCGCCATGACTTTAGCGTTTCAATCTGTTCGTCTACCCATCCCGCTGCCGAACGCTTGTCCTCTGCTGATAATTGGTCGTAAATGCGATTCCTGCATGATATCGAGAAGGTGATAATAGGAAAATCCCGCCCTGCATTAAACTCGCTACCTGATTTCTTTCGTTTCATCCTTTCAATTTTTCGGGTTAATAATGGTTTGGGCTTCTTTGAGGGAATCGATTGAATCGGGAGCGGCAGTTCCATTTTCTTTCTGCTGAACGCTCCCATTTAAGCAATGTTCTTTTATTTAATCTAGTGGGCCTAAGCCAGCGGGGATAATCTCTGTACGCTTTGCGACCCATCCATCGTGGTTTAGTCATGGCTTTAGGTCTTTTAATCCGGTTCCAATAAAATAATCCCCGCCAGTATAGACAAACCGCACCTTCCGGTATTGAAGCAAAGCCTCAATATCAACAGGGCAAAGGCATTCGGACGGGTTCAGTTTTCTGCCTTCGCTTTCAATATTGCCCAAACTGAAATAGCGGCATAGGTCGCCTACGCTTTCTATCTCAATCTCGCCTCGGTTGACTATTATTTTTTGGCACATGGCATTTCATTTGTTTTATCCAGAATAGGCAGCGGTGTGCCGCCAAAGATTGCATTGATGCGCTCTGCCCGTTTCTTTGCCGTGTATTTGCGGGTGTAGGGTTCGGACACCATTATTGTCTCGCCGTTGCCTCCTGTAAGGCGCAACCAATAGTAATAGGCGTTGGGGCGCGTGCCGCCCTTCATTATCTCAAATCTAGCTGTTCGTTTCATGGGGTGGTTATAGTTGGTGTTTCTTTATAAGGTCGCGCAGCTCAATTGCAAAGTCGTCACATCTATCAACGAAATCTACCCAATCTGAATCGGGATATTCTTGTGCTGCGGCAATTGCTTTGCGAAGCGTTTTAAGGGTTCGGTCTATTTCTTGAATGTTGTCCTTTACATCTTGGACGCTGGCTGGAGTGTAACTCATTTCATCAATTTTACCAGCACCCCATAAGTGATGCCGTAGTGAGAGAATAGGGATTGTGCGGATTGGAGGGCGGTGTCAAATAAGCCACTCCCATGAAAGTCTGTGTATCCTGCATCAACAGGCTCACAAGCATTGTCAAAGTCGGGGCGTTGCTCCAATGGCATACATGCCGCCGCTTCCTCCTCGCTCATATCCCAACTGCGCAGGGCGATTTGCCATGAGCCGGAAGGAAGACGTATAGGAGGGTCGCCAATGGGGTGCCATATTTCAAGTACTGCCCCATCGTTGAAGTGGCACAGATACCCTAATCCCGATATCTTCAGCCTAGTCTTTACCAAGCTCACATACTCTGGCACCGGAACCAGCAGATATTCGGCGGAGTTAAGGGTTATGGGTGTCATGGGACATAAGTTATTTCTACTTCTTCCAATGCATGCAGCACGTTCTGTAGCCTGTGAAGCGATTCGATTTCTTCCGCGGCAAGCGCCAGCTCCCCAGTATTTGAACTGTATGAAACATAGTAGTTCCACCCTTTGTGCTTGTTGGGGCTTAGCCAGATGTTTTCATCCATAAGGCTGTAGTGGCCGGATTGCATCACTACAAATCCACACTTAACCAGCACTTCCGGCGTGAGGGGGATGGGGTGGATAGCATCATAGCGGTGCCAATCGAAGCCATCATCGTACAACGTGCAATGCTGCTGTTGGAGTGTTTTTATTTGCTTCTGCTCATCTCCCTGTATCAGCACCCAATTCCCGATGCGGAGTTCGTTAGTTGGTATCATCTTTCAAAGCCTGTTTAAGTATGAATAATGGCCCGCCAAGCCCCGGCGTGTTAGGCCGCTTCTCGGAAAGTATTGTGACAGCCTGCTGTATGGCTTCTTTCAACCTTTCTATCTCCTTCCCATAATGCGCTGCGGAAAGGGTGGCGATGTTAGCGGACACCCGCACCGTGTCAGAATAGCCAGCATCAACCAGCATATCGTGTATCTTGTCTTTCAGTTCCATCAGTCGTTATTTGAAATGGTGAAGGGGATGTCGATTGTGAGGGGGCGGAAGTCATTTTTGTCCCAATCTATTGTGTGCTTCCCATTTGGCCAAGCAGTACATGGCATACAAGTTCCGCTGAATATAGAACCCTCGTGCCACCCACTTGTCAATACTACCTCGTGGCTGTCTTCATCTATCACCCATTGCGGCTTGCTCCAATCAATCGGTTCTTCTGCCGCCTGCTGCGGGATGGTTAGTTTGAGCATGGTTAGAGGGTTAGTCGCGGCCCCATATAAGCTTGGAGTCCTGTGTTAGTTTGGTGAGTTCGTTTTTGAGGTCAAGCGCAGCACGCTTTGCGCTTGCGTAGCTTTTTCGCGAATAAATTGTAGGGTCTTTAGTTTCCTTAATAGCCAGTCGCAATTTCTTTGTAAAGCGGACTATCTCGGCATCTATGTCGTTTAGTATCTCAATCTTTGTCATTTCCATTTTCATTTATTTCGGCAATTGCAGCCTTGTTTACGATACTTTCATTTTCTTTTTGACCGCTTCTGCAAGGGCTGTGGCGGCGATGGATTGGGCTGCTGCACGACCGCCTAATAGGTCGCATTGTGTTGCGGTAATGCCTGTGCTGATGCGCACGGACTTTACATCTTTGTCGGGTAGGCGCGGCCGGCCTACGGGGTTATGCTTCTTCGTTGTCTGCATTGTAGTAAAAGTCTTTTTTTCTCCCATCAATTCTGTGTAGTCTAGCATCCGGTGTTGTCCATCTGCCATATTCATTTACCATAAATTGAATGTAATGATCAACACTTTCAAAATAAATACGAGCAGAAACCTTTTCGAAAATCCCGGTATTGTCAAGTACTGGCTCAGACAGCCGCGGGAACATGCCGTATTTTCTTTCCCACTCTTTGAATGCATCTTCATTCATATCTGTGTATGTGTGAACCTCGTACCCTGTTTCTTTAAAATGTTGGATGTCAACAATCTTTTCACTCAAATACCACCTGTCACCGCAGCATGGGCACGAGCTTGACTGACTCTCAATCATGGGTTCAATCTTTCGAATCGCATCTTCATAGCTTATCGCTTCAATGAATACCCTTGCACAAACGTTTTCGTCGGTATCAAACGACCCGCCGCTGTTATTCTGGTGAAATTCGTATGTCTTCGTTTCCATGATGCAAACCTAACATTATTTTGCAACCCAAAATAATTAATGGCCCAAACAGCCTAATTTTGTCCTCATATGAACTACACCGACCTCACAGCAGCAGCCCAACAGGACGGGCGGGTGATGCACATTACAACCGAACTAGTCAACGCTGGCGTATTGGTGCCGCGCATACAGGAGCTGATATTGCAGGCCATTCCCGACACGGGCAACCAGTACGCCGATGATGCCATTGAATGGGCTGTGGGTCGGATTCTTAAGGCGTTGCAAGCCGAATTGAAGCGGGCGTTACGGAAGGAGCCTAAATGGTGGGGTGCGCGGCTTCTGCGATACCTGTTTGGGTAATAAAAAAGCCCACTGGTTAGGTGGGCTTAATAGGTAGACACGGCGATATACGTGCATGCTTACTACCTGATGAGTGAGCAGGATTCGACACCTGCATGGGTAACCGTGTGTGCCTCTGCCTCGCTTACCCGACAATTAGGGGCAGGGATTTCTATGCCCTGCGACACCACACGACGGTGCGTCTCTATTCCGCCACCTCTCACCACAAAACCCCGCACGAAGCGGGGCGGTGTGGGAATGGACTGTACGGCCAGTGGAGTGGCGAGGTACTTTGCTATTGCAAGCGGCACCAAAGGTACGCACCCATTCCACACCACAAAATCCAATGGCACAAACAGCTTATCTTTGGACATGACCCGCTCCGAAATCCAGCAGATACAGACAGCCCTTAACGCCGCATTGCCCGACCTGCCGCGATTGGTAGCGGACGGCTTAATCGGTGCCAAGAGCAAGGCAGCCCTGATGGCATGGGAAACGCGGCGCGGACTGGCACCTTTTGCGGACTTTGAGCGGGCTTATGGGGTGATGTTTGGCAACACACAGAACGCTGCGCCGCGCTCAATGGATGCAATCACAGTGCAACGGATAGCACAACTGCACCCGAAAGTACGCCAGATGGTCACGGACGGCATTAACGAGGCCAATGCTGCCCTTACAGGCCATGCGCAGGTAAGGATTGTACAAGGTCTGCGCACGATGCAGGAACAGGCTGCATTGTACGCGCAGGGCCGGACAACGCCGGGCAGTAAGGTTACTAATGCGAAGCCAGGGCAAACGTTCCATAATTACGGACTAGCTTTTGATATAGCCCTACTGATAGACGGCAAAGAAATAAGCTGGTCAACCACCACGGACTTTGACGGCGACAAGCAAGCCGACTGGATGGAAGTTGTAGCCATCTTTAAACGGCGCGGCTGGACATGGGGCGGAGACTTCAAGTCTATAAAAGATGCGCCGCACTTTGAATTTACTTTCGGCTATTCATGGCAGAAGCTGCAAGCATTGTACAACGCCCGTAAGGTTGATTCTTCGGGATATGTTGTTTTATAGTTGGTTAATAGGGCAAGGCTTCGTATATTTGGAGCATGAAAAGGTGTTATAGTTGCAACATTGAAAAGCCATACTCTGAATACCATAAAGATAAAAGTAGAAAAGATGGGTTTCGAGAAACATGTAAAGCATGCAGGTGCAAGCACCCCGAACAACTATACAAAAGATGCCTTGCCTGTAATGACCCGTTTATAACTACCGGCTACGGTAAGGCGGCAAAATATTGTGGCGCAAAATGCCAGAGAATGCACCTGCGATATGGTATTGATGAATACAAGTTTGAGGACTTGCTAATCTCCCAAGATTACAAATGCGCGATCTGCGGGAATGCTGAAACAAACAAGGATAAGCGCACTGGGAAAACATTTGAAATGTCAGTTGACCACTGTCACGATACAGGGCAAGTCCGTGGCTTGCTTTGCACTGCTTGTAATACGATGATTGGCATGAGCAAGGACTCTAAAGAAGTGTTGCTGTCTGCTGTCGCATATCTCGAAAAATATTCAGGACTTATAGCAACAGACAATAGTCTTCAATACCGAAATAAATATAGACACCGAACGGGATAAAGGCGAATCCGTAACTTCACACCTAAACCATACGACATGAAAAATCCAATCGAGTACACGATTACACAAGATGACCTGAATCGTTATCCTGAACTTGCATCGTTCTGCAAAGAGGGCGATCTCGTTACCCTGCACGATGAGTGCGACACCCCTTACATCGGCGGTAGCGGGAAATGATAGATAGCACCATCAGGGCTACTCTGTTCGAAAGGCGGCACAGCATGAACTGTGTCGCTTTTTGCTTATTGGTCAATAATGGACAGAAATAGACAAGGTTAAACCCCGCCACACATCATGGCGGGTCTTTTTATGACGTTCGTGCCCGTTTTTGGGTTGTTTGGGGAATTGCGTTTGCTGGATTGAAATAGTGTATTACCTTTGTGTAACAAAACGAAAGGAACAATGGAATTGAAAGAGCCAATCATCCCCTACCGACCCCGAAAGCGATATGCCAATGCTATTCGGCAAGCATTAGACAAGCATCAAAAGCAGTTCCGATTGCAGTCCCGATCTGAGACCATCGAAAGCATCTTTGTTGAATACTTCAAACTTAAACCATGCACCCCATCAGCCCCGAAACAATAGCCGCCTACACCGCGCTAATCCTGTTCACCCTCTACGGCCTGTACCGCTGGTCTGTGTCCGACCTTGCCAAGTGGCAGCGCATCATTGACGAAGACGACAGCCGGACTGCGGCAGGGCGGGTGAACAATCCTTACTACTTTAAACAAGTTGACCATGAATAAGAAAAACGAAGAAATAGTTGCGAAGCTGCAGCATGGGATAGGCAGATTTGTAGAAAGGTCTTTTGAAGAAAGACCTACTCCCAAAGCCCCAGCTGATGAAGCCAACAAAGGCGAAATGGTTATCCGGCCCGAGGGACCAATGCCGAACACCCAAAAAAACACCCCACCCGCTCCCCTGATGGCACAAGACGCAACGCTGCGGGATTGGTTCGCAGGGCAAGCCCCAGAAGTGCCCGACTGGTTCAGGATTGATTATCCAATGCAGTACGGCGATATCTTCCATGCTCCTTTCCCTCATGGTGGATGCTCACACGTACGCGAATCAGGTCACTGCGAGAAGTGCAACGAGTGGGATGCAGCCCAGAAAGCACACACAAATAACAGCAGAGAAGAAGCGAAGTTTGTTCAGACGAAAAGATTTATCGACTGGCGTTGGTTTTACGCAGACGCCATGCTTGCCGGCCGTTCACAGGATAAAACCACCACCAATGACTAACCCACAATATTTCGTAGCGGTGCCTGTTGAGCAGGAGTTGCCGAAGGGGATAGGAGATTACCCAATCATAACAACAGACGGCTATCCATGCTCGGCGGGGTTCGATACAACAGGTTGGTCTTGCGAACCGTGGGATGTCGTCACCCACTGGCTCCGTCCAGCCCCTGAAGTAGAGGCGATGCAGGCGCAGATGGATAGGATGCGTAACGCGCTGGAGGATGTGAAAACAAGCATACGAGCCGCAGCGCACACCGAAATGGACTCCGCTGGCAGATACCCTACTGGGGCAGAAGTGGCGACCCGCCTTGCTCACAGTAAGCTATACCAAACCATCACCTCCGCACTTGAGGCGGGTAAAATTGAGAAATAATGGGAGTAAGAACTAAGTTCGTAGTCTACGAATTAAACCGAGTAATGGGCAGTGAGCAGCACCTTGCATTAGAAGAAGTCAATCTAAACAGTTACGGTGACGAAGATTGGCAACCCAACAGCTTTGAAAGCGAAGAACATGCAATTACAGCTCTAGTAAAGTCTAAAAAGAGATACGAAACCTACATCATCCTGAAACAAGTGTACATATCATGACCCACTCACCAATCGAATCATGGGTAACAGACGCCCACACCATCCTGTGCATCTGCGAGGATATGTCAGAGTATGAGGTTACGTTCGCCGAACTGCTCCGGTCGCGCCTATCAGATGGCGACAAGCTGTACATGGTGGTGCAGGACAACCGGACGCGGACGGATGAAATAGGCTACCGCTACACCGAACCGCACGACATTGAAGTATGGCGTACCGTACCGGAATGGCTGGAGCAGGAAGAGCACGACACCGTTGCATCAGCACTGGAGCTGTGCGTGTTCGGCCCACAAGACCTGAGAGGCGGCGACCTGACCGCGTTCGATGGGATGAAGGAGATTTTAATTTATAACCAATATAAATAACGAAAGATGAAACAAATCAAAATTCAGACGCAATTTGGGGGCCATATCTCAAAAATTATTTCAGAAGCAAAAGAACTGGCGGATAAAAATGATGCAGAGGTATCATTTGACTTTAACGGCGTAACGGTGGTAATTGCATCCTACACCAATACCGACAATCTAATGCGGGACTACGACAATGCGTTTCTTATGGAGTGGGGGGAAATAGGCCCTAGGCCGGTTGCTGAATATAGTCAAGAACTAAAGGAGAAAATCCAATCTGCAAGGCGAGCACAGGACAAGCGTAACGAAGAACAGCGTGCCCAATACGAGGCAGAACGGCAAGCAAAGGAGTCTGCTATCAGGGCGAAGGTTTCAGGGGTGCGCATGGAATTTTCAGATGAGGCACTATGGGAAAAAGGCCGCGCAAATAACACTGACCCATACGGGAATGCAGTTTATGAGTACGCCGAACTGTGGGCAAAACTGATGCAGGCAGAACTATCTAACGGAAATCCTATTACCATCGTATCTGAACCTACATCATTTGAAGCAGATGTTTTTGGCATAACAGGCTACCAGCAAAGCGCAGCCAAATCTATCATTCGTCACTGCTGGTTATACGGCGACAATATCCTCTAACCCATGCCTAACCACCTCTACACCCACCCCAGCCAGCCCCGCGAAAAGACGGATTGGGGCAATATCGCTGTATGGGCGTTTGTTGTCGCCCTGCTGATTGTTGTACCGCTAACCATTTATACACTTATACCATGACACCAGAACAACTAATGAGGCCGCGATATAAGGTGATTGCCTTGTGGCCGGGATGTTGCTTTAAAGTTGGCGAGATTATTACTGTAAACGGGCCCAGTAACAATTTTGATGATTACCCACACCTTGTGGTAGAGCAGAAATGGTGGCAACGTGGTGTTGCAGAGCTCCCAGAATATGTAAATGCTAAAAAAGAAAATCAAACCTCGGTATTTCATGTTGAGTGGCGAGAATGTGATGGCGAGATTCAGGTGCGCCGGGTTGGCAGTACCGCTGAAGGGTTATGGCACACACCAAACCAAGGCCAATACACCTCTTTCCTCCCCGCCACCGAAGCCGAATATCTGGCTTATAAAAACCAAGTGAAATGAGGAAAGTAACATGGTGGAGTGGGCACAGGAACGTCAGGTGGTATATCCGTGCTGAAAGAATTATACAAGACCACACCAAGACAATGAGGGTGCCGCCCCGCCTTTTCCTATCCCGCCGCAAACGCACCCCTTCACGCTTCAACCTCCACCCATGACCCACCCCTTCCGATTCTACTGCCTTAAAGGCGAATTAATACAAGCAGCATGAACATATCAATACAGACCTACATCCACGAGACGTGGGAGGCGGGGTTCTTCCCAAGCAAAGAAAACCTGTTGAACATTGCCGCGAACGTGGCATCCATAGCCACAACAGGGCAGCGCATAATGGAACGCCGTATGTGCGAATCCTGCAACAAACAGTGGCTGTATGAGCCGCCATTCACCAGCGCAAACTACACCTGCCCGTACTGTGGCCATCATAACCCATGAACGGGCATGAACGACGGGGATTTGGGTGGGAAAGATTTGTTTGCATTGCAAACGCGTGATACCTTTGTGTAACAAAAGCAAAAAGCCATGACCATTTCAGTAGAAGTTCGCCGCCGCACAATCCGCCAATACAACGTATTTGAAACGATAACTGCTGAACATTCACCAGCCCTGTTTTCAGCCTATAAGAACATGAAAGCAATTCACCATGCAGAAGGCAAGAATGGCGCACTGGTTGCAATCGCAGAATATACTAACGGAACCTTTTCAATTTTATAAAAATGGATATAACAACCGCAACAAGATGGCTGGACATTAAAGAGCCATTAACCAATTTCCCAGAGTGGTTTTCTAAGGAGGAAATAGCTAAGATGATGGCAGTATTTGCCATGAATACAACCCAGCAATTGCTATACTGGATAGCCGAGAATGATGTGAAATTTATTGAAAACACAGACCATTCAGGCATACTGTTTAGCTACAAATCACAAAGCTGGACTATCTCTGAATTATACCAACTATTTATAAGCGAAAACATTAAAAATGAAACAACGAAAAAAGAAAACACCAAATGCCCCTGACACATGGGGATTCCGTCCGCTACCGGAAGTTAAATCAGCAGCAGAGCGATACAAGGCAGAAAATCATATCCGGAAAAACACAGACCTTTTGAACACGCTGTTATTAACCCATCCTAAACTATTCCCACCCCATGCCACAACCTAACACCCCCACCCGCGAACGGTTCATACCCGGAGGGTTCCAAACAATGGGAAAGACTGAACGCGTTCCAGATGAACGCGATGAAATGCCGGTTGAAATAGCCTGCTGCAAATGCGGCGACACTTTCTTCAGAGGCAGGCCCGGTAGCTACCAATGCGCTAAGTACAAATTGCAGGGATTCGTGGTAAAGACAATCCTGTTCAAAGAGCAAGACAATTTGGGCTGGTGTTGGGGAGAGTGCGAAGGCAAAAAGAAACCAATCAAAACATTCACCAAAAAACAGATGCAAGATGCCCAATGGTAAAGAACGGTTCAGCGATGATGTGCAGGAGATGCTTACAGTAGAAAAAGAATTATTAAAGCAGCTACTACAGGCAAAGTTGGCACCGCCAGTTGTAGTTTCAATGCGCCCAGCATCTGAACTGAACAAACTCTTACACATCACGACTGGTAAACTCTGCTGCGGCAAGTGCACCGAACACCCCGATTTCCCTAACGAAGATTCAATTTAAACCCCAACAATAACAATGAACCAGCTTTCAACAATCAGCACAAACGACATCATGAACATCGCAAAGAACTTTGTCGAATCCGGCATGTTCAGCGACACAAAGACAATGGCCCAAGCATTCGTGAAGGTGCAAGCAGGTCAGGAGTTTGGCATTCAGCCATTTGCAGCAATGAGCGGCATCCATATCATCCAAGGAAAGCCTACAATTGGGGCCGGACTGATGGCAGCCAGTGTCAAATCCAACCCCAAGTACGATTACAAAGTGTTGCAGCACGACGAGAAAGCCTGCTCCATTGATTTCTATCAGGGCAAGGACATGATCGGCAACAGCACCTTCACCATTGAAGATGCTAAGAAAGCGGGCACGAAGAACATTGACAAGTTCCCGAAAAACATGCTCTTTGCCCGTGCCATCAGCAACGGTGTCAAGTGGTATTGTCCTGACGTATTTAATGCCCCTGTGTACACTCCAGAAGACTTCGACGTGGTAACCGAGGACATCCAACACGAAGAAGTCATTACCGACTGGCAAATGGCTGTTGATGCCATCCACACTGAGGAAGACCTGAATGCCTTGTATCGCGCTAAGCGTGCTCATCTTGACCACAACGACGAAGCAAAGGCCATATTCTCCACCCGCAAACAACAAATACTCAATGCAGCCCAATAACCCACTATCCCTGCTCACTCCGTCATTAGCCCCAACAAAGGCTAATGCGGAGATGATAGGACAGAAGATTGCAGCAGCCTGCGATGATGGCGACATAAGCACACTGGATGCCGTTAGCAGGCTCCACTTCTTTGCTAAGGCGGTTGAATCAGCAATAGAGTTAACAAAGGACGCTGCAAAGCTGGAATTGAAGAAATACCCAAAAGAGGGGGCAACAGTTAATGGAGTGTTGATTGAACTGGTAGAAACAGGCGTTAAATATGATTATTCAGCAGACGCGCAATGGCGGGGGTTGAATGACCTTGTGAAAGAAGCCAATGCAAATCTGCGTGCTCGAGAAGCATTTCTAAAGGGCATTAAAAAAGCCTTTGATGTGGTGGACAAAGAAACAGGTGAGGTAACGACAATCTATCCGCCTGTACGCACGTCGGGCGATGGCCCCAAGGTTACAATCCCTAAAGGCGACCCCGTAATCGTAGCCGAATACGACCCCACCGTTAACGCAACCATCATCTCGTAACCATAACCCCGCCGTTCACAACCTTGCGCCCTGTTAATAGCAGGCGTGGGGGTAAATTTGGAAATTATGAAATACAACAAGAAAAAAACAGACAAACACACCGTTGAGGTGTATCTAATTAATTGCCCATCACTTGAATCAGGCGAAATGACCTGTTTTGATTGGAAGTCTGCTCAGGATTATCTTACAGACGAACTTGAAGGCGGTTGCGTCGACGAATCAGGGGATGCTATAATCACTATCAAGCGGCGTTACATGACCCCAGAAGATGCCGCTAATCTTCACGAGTACGAGCACTAACCACCCACCCCCTAACATGAACAACCTACCAGAAGCGGTAAAAAAGGCTATAGCAGCTGTAGAGCAGCGACACCCCTACAAGGTAGTCGGGCGCATGGATACATACGACAAGTACAATGAAGGGTGGTCAGATGCCTGCGACGACTGCGAAGATGCCGTCCTATCTATTATCACCACCATCCAGCCGCAGACGGATGAAGGGTTGGTGGAGCGGATGGGCAGAGCGATAGAGGAAACAATAAAGGCAGTGTACAAGCAGAGCGGGGTAGACACATGGCCAATAATTGAAAACATACCGCAAGCCGCCGCATCCTGCGCCGCCCTCGCTACCGCCCACATGCAGCCGCTGGTGGAGGCGTTGGAGGGCGTAGAAGGGAAGATAAAGAAGGCCAGTAAAATGATCCATGATTCTACACAGTGGAACAACGAAGATGGCCCACAAGGACACAAGACAATCATGGATTTCATTCTTCACGATACCCGCGCCGCCCTATCCACCCACAAAAACACACAGAAATGACAGTACAGGAAAGAGCCCACGAAAAAGCAGGAGCCAAGTACCCTTACGAGATTGAAGCTCATGAAGGAGATATTGCCGACATGCAAGACCATGCTACAGAAATCATGTTGAAGCGTATGGGTTACGTTGCAGGCTACCTCGCCACACAGCCGCAGTGGTTGCCGATAGAGCAGGCAGCAAAGGATGGGACAGTTGTGATAGGCAAGTTCCCCGACAACGGTATGAATTGTACTGATACAGCGTGGAGCAGCCGACACCAGTGTTGGGTCAGCCACAACTACCCCAATCAGCCTACCCACTTCATGCCAATCCCAGCCCTTCCATGACCCACACCACACCAACAGAAGCCGCAGCGCAACGGATGATTAGCCCGTATGTATTCCCGGGTTGTTTTATGGATAGCCCATACCCAAACATTATAAGCTCACTTGGTATTATCGAATCTTTTTGCCGGGCTGAGAATATCAAGCTATCTCAATTGAGGTCTAGCAACAGGGAGCGACGATTAGTTAAGCCACGCCATGCCCTTATGTATTTAATAAGGAAGCACACCGGCAAGTCTTTCTCTGAAATCGGGATTATGTTCGGGGGGAGGCATCACACTACCGTAGTGCATGCTTATAATGAGGTTGAAAATAAGATTTTATCAGATAAAGAATACTCCGATTGGGTAGATTCAATTGAGCTCACAAATTTACCTACAAAAAATCAACTGTAAAATGACAATCAAAGAACTCGTAACCGCAGCTTACACCGCATCAAAAGAAGCAGGCTGGCACAGCGACCGGACAACCGGAGAGCCACTACAACGCAATAAGGCAGAGATGATATGCCTGATGCACTCCGAACTTTCCGAGGCAATGGAAGGAGAACGGAAGAACCTAATGGACGACCACCTACCACACCGTCGCATGGCTGAAGTTGAATTGGCGGATGTAGTTATCCGAATTGGCGACTACTGCGGCCTGCATGGTTACGACTTGGAAGGTGCCGTTATAGAGAAGATGGCCTACAACCGTACCCGTGCTGACCACCAACTATCTAATCGCGCCAAAGATGGCGGCAAAGCGTTTTAGCCATGACCTACACAATCCAAGACCTGCGCGACGGCAAATGCGCCGTGGTGAATGATGGGACGGTAGAGGAGTTGAATCGGGTAATAGGGGCAAACGTAGTCGAAGCGCAAAACCTCTCGTTACCCTGCGTAATATTCCTAGACCCAATGTCTATAAATCCACGTTGGTACTCTCGCTTTCATTATGGCAAAGAGCAGATTTTTAATGGGCTTGAGTATATCCCCACCCAATCCGTTCACGAATTTTTAAAACAACTGTAAAATGAAAACCTACGCTGTAACTGGCACCTTTCATTGGCAGCATAATAATTGCCAAAAGCGAAGGCGACGCACGACGCGCCTTTCACTCCGAATGGAACGGAGAATCTATCATACACCTGCGCCGTGTTGGCGTGGGCAACCTCGCTTATCACTTCTAACATGCTCCACAACCACACCCTAATACTGAACCAGCGACCTTACCCGCTACCTTTGTCCACCCGACTGCACTTTAGCCGACTTGGCTACCTTAACGGCGACACCATCTGCCCCACCGATTACAGGTTTGATAAGGAGGTGGTGGTGCCTAAAATTAAACTGAGATGACATTTGACGTTAATATCGCATCAGACTGGCTAAGCGACCAGAGTGCTCTAATCATAAATCTGCCCACCGGACTATTCTGGACTGCGCAAACCAACGGGATGGATTGTGACCACCCTAAAATGGAGGGAATCTGCCTGCCAATATCTGTAAGGCAGATTGATGATTGCAAATATGGATGCGACAACATGCAACACCATACTAACCGTAGCAATAGAGATACGCTTGCAAGGATCATAGACGCTGCTATTAAGCATGGCAATGTCCAAAGAGAATTTCATCTTTCATTTGACTTCTCAAGAATTGATGAGTTGCAAGAAGGCTGGTGGCCAGTGATTGTTCGCATACCGGCTGACAAATATGCTGACAACAGACCCGAAATAAATACAATTGGATTCATTCACCAAGGAAATTGTGATTGAACCTCTATTAAGTTTTAACCCCTAACCGCCGCAAGGCAATAATTTACAGAATATGACAAACAAAGAGTTGCAGGCACTGCTTGCTACATTCCCCGACAACCTTGAGGTGCGACTTTGCGTCGACCCAACGGAAGACGAGACCATTCTCCCTTTCGATGAAGACCGTGTGCTACTCACGTCAGACACGTCCTACCTCGATACGTCCGTGCCAGAAGATGAATGGGACAACCCTGATGGCAAAGTAATGCTCGGCGACGGCCCGAAACACCTCCTCATTAATCCCCCAATTCATTAATATCATGTCCTACGAAGTAACAGGAATCCTTAAGCACATCGGCCAGCCAGTGCAGAATGGGCAGTACACTAACCAATCAATTCTGGTTGAAACGCAGGAGCAATACCCCCAGAACATTGAGCTTGGCCTAGGCAAGGCTCTTATCGGAACGCAGCTTCCACAACAGGGAAGCATGGTAACCGTAAAGTTTAACCTGCGCGGCACCATCAAGCGCGACAACCCAAACAGCGCATGGGTCAACCTGCAAGCATGGGCCATCACTTCCCCTGCCGCCCAGAACCAACCCGCCCAACAGCAGCAGACAGGATACGGCAACGGCGGTAACCAGCAGAGTTTTGGCGGATACAATAATGCGCCCCAACAGCAGCAAAATGTGCCGCAAAATACCAGCGGAACTGATGATCTTCCGTTCTGATTTCGTACATTTGCAAAACGCGGGGTGAGAGCCGTAGTGTACTAAAATATTTATCCCCAACAGGGAGCATTTGGATAACGGATAGCCTGCACGCGATTCCTACTCTCACCCATCTGCACCTGTTGGGGATTACTGTTTTTATGCGAGAATTAAGACCTTATCAGGAATCTTTCGCCCACGAGATTGCAAGGGGTGTGCAATCCTACAAACACGTAGTAGCCCAACTAAGTACAGGCGGCGGGAAAACCGTCACATTTGCCAACATTACCGGACGCTTTATTGAGAAGTCCGGCAAAGGTGTTTTGATTGTGGTACACCGGGAAGAGCTTATCAGCCAAGCAAGCAGAACCCTTTACGATTGGTACGGCATCATTGCCGAACGCGTGACAAAAGGAATGCGCAAATCAGAGTGTTACATTGCGATGGTTGAAACGCTGAATAACAAGCTCAAGAAAGAGCCGAAATACTTTGATGATGTTGGACTGGTTGTCATCGATGAGGCCCACGTCGGCAATCACCTTAAGATACTGGAGCCATTCCGCGACCGATTTATCATTGGGTTTACAGCAACACCGATATCCGCACGCAAACGTGACCCGCTTAAAAATCACTTCAAAGAGATTGTTTGCGGTGCCACTATTGGCGAACTGATACAGCACGGAGCGTTGGTTAAGAATTGCACCTACCATGTTGCAGGTAGCGTAAAACGCAGTTCCCTTAAAATATCCAAAGGGGAGTTTGACGAAAAGGCGATGGGGCAGGAATTTTCCAAAGCTCACAATGTCGAAAATACACTTGCTGCGTACATGAAGCACGCATTGGGAATGAAAACTGTAATCTTCAACTGTACGATCGAGCACAGCCAGAAGGTAAACGACCTTTTCTTGCAGCACGGGTTAAACTCCCGGCATCTGGATAGCAACTGCACTGCGGATGAAAGGCGTGAGATCCTCGATTGGTTTGCCAAGACACCCGATGCAATACTAAACAACGTGAATATCCTTACCGCTGGATTCGATGAACCTAGTATTGAGTGCGTTGTTGTCAACCGTTCGACAACATCAGAATCGTTATGGATACAGGCCGTAGGACGCGGTGCAAGAACTTACCCGCTGAAAAAGTATTTTATCGTTCTTGACTTAGGGGGGAATGCAGTTGAATTTGGAGATTGGGACGATCCCCGCGATTGGCGCGAAAAATTCCACTTCCCAAGCAAGCCAAAGGACGGCGTGGCACCGACTAAAGAATGCCCTGAATGCTTTGCGCTTTGCCATGCATCTGCTAAAGTATGCAAGGGCATCACGATAAAAGGAGATGAGTGCGGCTATATCTATCCGGTCAAAGTGAAAGTAGAGATACCGGCACAACTGATTGTTTTTTCACAGAACATCGATGTGCAGGAAGTGATCGATAAATCTACATCGGCCGCTGAATATTACCCCTTCTTTCGCATTCCTACCATGATCGCAGGTGCTGCCAAGCGGCATTTTAAGGAGATGAGCAACGAGATATTCGACGAGCTTATGGGCAACGTACATATCAAATGCAAAGAGTGGTGCCGCCTGCTGGAGAAGCGGTATAATGACTGGCATAAGGAACGCGCTAAAGAAACTTTCACCAAAGAACTACAAAAACACTTTCCAAAATGGGAGCCAAACCAACAACCCGCATAAGCCTGTACGAAAGAGTGCAGCAAAAGCAGGGCACAGATATTGAACTCGATACCTTCATTGAGCGAATACGTACGGGGCAATGGCAGGACATTGTGCTATCGGTGCGGGTTGCGAAATCCAAAGAAGAAAAAGAAGCACTGAAAAAGACCCTCCCTGCAGTTACCATATCTGGTTTTTTTGCCACTGAACGTAAAGCAGGCAGCGTGACCACTCACAGCGGCTTTATCTCACTGGACTTTGACAATCTCAATGATCAGGTGGAATCATACCGTGCTTTGTTGCGGGATGACCCATACGTGTACAGTGTATTTACGAGTTGCTCGGGTCGTGGTCTATGTGCTATTGTTCCGGTTGACCCCGCAAAACACTCCGAAGCATTTGCCGGACTGACCGAATATATGCACGAAAAATACCGCATGGTGGTTGACCCATCCGGTAAAGATGTGTCACGGGCAAGGTTTGTCAGCTATGACCCTGACTGCACGCACAACCCTGCTGCGTTGCGGTTCAAACTATACCCAAAGAAAGAGAAAGAGCGTAAACCACCGCGCACGGTTTATGTGCAGGATGATTTCGATCAGATGATTTCATTATTGGCACCCAAAAACATCTGCGAATCCTATTCCGATTGGCGCAGTGTTGGGTATGCCCTGATTGATAAGTTCGGAGAAGGTGGTCGCCACTATTTTCATGCCCTTTCATCCACCGCCAGCAGCTACGACCCATCTGTTTGCGACCGGCAATATTCTGCCTTCCTGAAAAACAATTCAGGAGGGAAGGACAAATACGCCAGCATATCCACGATATTCTACTATGCGAAGCTCCACGGTGTGCCGATGTATTCCGAAAAGACTAATCGCATTCTTTCATCCACTAGCGTACTGCACAAATCGGGGCTCACCGCAGGTGGCATAGTATCGAACCTCCAGAAGTTTGAGGATATCGCGCCGGAAGAATCGCAGGATATTGTAGAACAGGCATTGCAAAATGGGGTTACGGTAGAAACCGACGAATCTACAATAACACTTGTGGAAAACTGGCTGCGCTATAACCACAGCGTCAGGCGCAATATGGTATCGCGCCGATTAGAAAACAACGGGCGTGTGATGAAGGACAGTGATATCAACACCATGTTTTTATCTTGCAAAAAAGCATTCGACGATATAAACTTTGACCTTTTTACCCGCATACTTCTTTCTGATGCCACACCGGAATTTAACCCATTGTTGGAGTTCTTCCAGTCTTACCAGCACAGGGAGCCGACTGGCACTATCGACCGTTACTTCAATGCGTTTAAGGTCAAAGAGGGCTTGCTCAAACACTTTGGCGAGAAGTGGCTAGTGGGCCTAATTAGCGCGGCACATGGCAAACACTCCCCTTTGGTGCTTGTATTTACCGGCGCGGGTAATACTGGCAAAACAGAGGTATTCCGGCGAATGTTCCCAAAAGAGTTGCAGCCATACTACGCGGAAAGCAAGCTGGATGCAGGGAAGGACGACGAAATCCTGATGTGTGAGAAGCTGTTGATCATGGATGACGAAATGGGAGGCAAGAGCAAGCGCGACAGCCAGCGGCTAAAGGAACTTACATCCAAGCAAGTGTTCTCGCTGCGTGTGCCATACGGGCGCGGCAACGAGGATATCCAGCGTCTGGCGGTACTATGTGGCACCAGCAACGAAACAAGCCTGCTAAACGACCCAACAGGGAACCGCCGAATAATCCCGATTGAGGTTACTGGGATAGACTTCGACAAGATAAATGCAGTTGACCGAATAGACCTGCTGATGGAGGCTTACCATCTTTGGAAAGCCGGTTACAAGTGGGAACTATCCAGCATCGATATTTCCATGCTATCCACTGCATCTGAATCATTCGAGCAATACAGCATCGAATACGAACTTTTGCAGCGTTACATGACATTCCCTGCCGATTCCGACCCCGCAATGGAGTGGAGCAGCACCGAGATAAAAGTCTTCCTCGAAAAGCAATCGATGCAGAAAATAATACAGCAGAAGCTAGGGCAGGAACTCAAACGGATGGGAGTGGAGCGCAGGCCGAAAAAGGTCAATGGGAAAACTGTTTGGGTTTATCGCGTACTAACATTCACCGGCGAGAATTCAGCAGTCAGCACACCACTAGGCCCACAGGAAGAAGCGCCATTCTAAGGTTACAGAGGTTACAGAGAAAGTTACAGAACAAAATGCTGTCTTTTATACGGTTACAGGGTTACAGAGAATATTGTAAATTACGTAAGGGTTATAGTAAATGATAGGCACACTGTACACAAAAACGCACACATTATTTCCTGTAGGGTTTTCGTGTTTTTTTTCAATTCTCTGTAACCTGATTAAATCACACTAATACAGCACATTGCGCCAAAAAGGTTACAGAGCTTTCTCTGTAACCAAAAAATCAACCCCAAATGACACGCGAAAAATACCTCACAACCGAGTACAAAACCGAGCAGCAGTTCACAGCCGCCACCTATGCCTACCACAATGCGAACTATCCCGCATACCGGCATTTACTGTTTCATGTGAAGAATGAATTGGAAAGATTGCCCGGAGAATCGCAGGCATCACACGTCCGCCGCATATCGGTGGCAAAATCTATGGGTGTGCTGCCCGGGGTAATGGATCTGGGGCATGCCGCCCCTTATTTCTGGATTGAATTGAAGCTGCCACAAGGCAAGTTGTCACCCGTACAAGCGGCACTGCACGCCTTATGGCAATCCCGAGGGATAACAACATACGTTTGCTACACCCCACATCAGGTCTGCGATGTGTTCGACCTGCATCTTTCATCCCTCACCACCCCCGACGCGAAGGATGGGGATAAAAAGTAAAGAAATGGAACAAGCAAAGAACCTAAAGCCCGGTTGCATAGTGTCCGTTCCCATGTGCGCAGCTTACATGACCGTGGAACGCATCGAAGGGGACAATGCAATCATGATGCCAGATGATTACTTCAACGAATACCACATCGAAGAGCGCACAATCCCGCTAACCGAATGCTATGGGATAACCATCACACAAGACATCGACATGGGCGGCAACGAATGGGGCATTCAGCATACTGGTACATTGCCGGAACACTACGTCCTTCATGAAATGCAGGCGGCAGGCGTAATCACAAAGGCTGAAATGATACCACCTTCGCCGCAAGAGCCGGAATGGATGCAGAAGTTCATGGAAGCATTCAATGTGCATTCGCAACCATTCGATACTACCGGAACAGACGAATGGAAAACACATCCGTTCCGGTGCGACATCTGCGAATACAACTGGGTGGCTCTTTACCCCGCTTCATGCTCTGAAATCGCCTGCCCCAATTGCGGCAGGACTCACATCGTTTGATATGACCTATGCGATGCCAAACACAGACCAGTAACCACCCCACCAATACATCACCCTACCCCGACCGATTTGAGGGGCTAAAAACAGGTTTAAAATGATTTTACGAAGATTAGGCAACAAACAGGCCATAGCGCACAAGATTGTGCCGCACTTCCCGAAGCACAATGTCTGGATAGAGCCATTCTTTGGCGCAGGTGGCATGTTCTTCAATAAGCCCCGCGCCAAATACAACTTCCTGAATGACCTTGATGGGGAAGTGATAAACTGCTTTGATGTATTGATGAAGCAAAAGGAAGAGCTGTCGGAGTATGTTGAGATGATGCCGTATTGTGAGAGGCTATGGTATAGGGCAAAGACTGATGCTCCACGGGACAATGTCGAACGTGCAGCATGGTTCCTGTTGTTGTCAAACTGTGGTTACATGGGGAAGCCTGACACAATGTCTTTCACAGTAGATAACAACAAAGAAGGCATAATAAGAGGCATAGAAAACGCATACTCAGAATTAGTTAAAGGTGAAAATAGGTTTACAAACTCTGATTTCAGGAGTATGATTGCTAAAGTTGGGCTAAGTTCTAAAGCGGGGGCACTCCCTCTAATCTATTGTGATGCGCCATACCTCGATAGCACTAACAACTACTCCGCAGGTTTCACAGAGCAGGACAGCCGTGACCTATTCGACCTACTACAGTCAACGGGGTTCAACTTCGCAATGTCGGAGTTTGACCATCCGTTTATATTGCAGCAGGCTGCTGAACGTAAGCTGAACGTCATCACTATTGGCGAACGGGTCAACATGAAGAACCGCCGCACCGAGATACTCGTTACCAACTATCCACCCACTGCGCCCACCCTGTTCTAACCACCCCTTGCCGTAACCGAAAGATGATGTATCTTTGGGGGGATGGCCACACCACTTAGCGGATTACGCGTCCACCACCTGAAAGAGGCAGTCGTGAAGTACGACGGCACAACCACTTTGGCTGATGCACTTGCTGCGGAAACGTCTGAACGTGATGCAGCCTTTGCTTATCCATGCCCTAAGTGTGGCGGTCAAGGGCAATACAGTGGCGTTAAAGACGGGTTGGGTGATGAGATGGTAACCTGCGAAGTTTGCGATGGGCAAGGAAAGACTGCAATCCAGAAGGTCGCGAGGGTTTGTGGGTATGATGATGTGGTTAGTTAAAAACTAAATAGATGGCAAAGAAGAACGAAAAGAAAGAACCAGTCTACGGGCCGGGGCAGACATTCGGGCGACCTGCTGAATACGGTACGGCAGAAGAACTCGCAGAAGCCGTTACTAATTACTTTGAATACTGCCTTGAAGAAGGCAAGCCCTTTCAGGTTACCGGGCTTGCTCTATTCCTTGGATTTGCACATCGGTGTTCCTTGGACGACCAGGAGGCAAGAGGTGGCGACTTTTCCTACATTATAAAAAGAGCAAGGTCTTTTGTTGAAAGCTCTTATGAAGGCAGGCTTATGGATACAGAAGGCAACAGTGTCACCGGCGCAATCTTCGCCCTAAAAAACATGGGCTGGAAGGACAAGACGGAGGTTGATAGTAACCATACTCTGAAAAACTTTAGCATTAAAGACGCGGTGAAGTTCGCTGATGGTAGTACTCAATCCTAAGTACAAAGCACTGTTCGCCGGTGAAACAAGGTTTTACATTATCATAGGCGGCAGAGGTTCGGGCAAGTCATTTGGGGCAGGTACATTCACCTGCCTTTTGTCATTTGAGGAAGGACAGCGGATATTGTACACGCGCCAGACAATGAGTTCGGCCCACTTGTCAATCATTCCGGAGTTCAAAGAGAAGATTGAGCTGATGGATGCAGAGGGTAAGTTCGCGGTGAACAAGACCGAGATAGCAAACCTTGATTCTGGCAGCGATATTATATTCAAGGGCATTCAATCCAGTTCGGGCAGCAATACCGCACAGTTGAAGTCGCTTACCGGCATATCATGTTGGCTGGTGGATGAAGCGGAAGAGCTTGTACAGGAAGAGGTTTTTGATAAGGTGAACCTGTCCGTCCGGCAAAAGGGCGTGCAGAACAGGGTTATTATCATGCTGAACCCTGCTAAAAAGAAGCATTGGATTTACAAACGATTCTTTGAGCCGTTCAATATACCCAACCGGTTTAACGGTGTAGTCGGGAACGTTACCTACATCCATACTACTTACCTAGACAACCTAGACAACCTGGACCCGTCCTTCATTGAGGAGATGGAGCAGTTGAAGTTGACCAACCTGCGAAAGTATAATCACCTCGGCATGGGGGATTGGGTGGATAACGATGAAGAGCAGGCGTTGTGGAAGGACGCGCTTATTGTTGCCACGCGCAGCATCACAGCTCCACCATTGCGCCGCGTTGTCGTTGCTATTGACCCTGCCGTTACCAGTAAGGATACCAGCGATGAAACAGGTATTGTCGTGGCTGGGCTGGGGGTAGACAACCGGCTGTATGTATTGGAAGACCTGACAGGTCGCTACACCCCAGCTCAATGGTCAACCGCTGCGGTGGCTGCGTTTAATAAGTGGAAGGCTGATCGCATCATAGGGGAAGTCAACAACGGTGGCGACCTCATAGAAGCGACTTTGCGAACCGTCGACCGCAACATCCCTTACAGGGGCGTACATGCCACGCGCGATAAGTTCACCCGTGCCGAACCCGTTGCATCGTTGTGGGAGACCGGGCAGGCTTCGATTGTCGGGCGACTGGTGGAACTAGAGTACGAAATGACCACATGGGAGGCTAAGAAAGGCCAGAAATCCCCCAACCGCATAGACGCATTGGTGTGGGCCGCTGCCGAACTTATGCCAGACCTTACTAAGCCGAAAAGGAATACCGCAGCCGTGCGTTCAATGTTTGGCTAACCCTTTATCTTTACAATATGGATGTTAATTTATTTGCCACAAACTTCTCCAATCCCGCTACGCTGATACCCGCTATTCTTAAAGAATGGCGGCCAAAGTTTGAACTCGACGCTTTCAAGCAGTACGAGCCCGAGTTGCACAAGATTAACAGCCCTGTTTATCGCCCTGACCGGCTTGTGGCAGAGCAAAAGGATGACCAAGGGCAAACCATATCGCCTGCACGGATAGAGTACGCTACACGGATATCCTTGGCCCTGCAAAAGATAATCGTGACACGGGCTGTTACGTTTCTGACGGGTGGCGGCATGAGCATAGATGGCAAGCCTGTCAACGCTCCGCAAGAGCAACTATTGCAGAAGGTGAAAGATTGGTGCAAGCTAAATAAGATGCGGTTTAAAGCAGGCCCGCTTGCCGAGGCGGTAATGAGCCAGCTCGAGGCAGCAGAGATTTGGTACAGCGAGGTAAGCCCCGTTACTAAGACCGTAGTGATGCGGTGCAAATACTACTTTCCATCCAAAGGATATGACCTTATACCGACCTTCGACAACCACGGCGACCTGATAGCCTTCAGCATCCAGTACGAGGACACAACAGCGCGTAAGCGGTATCTGGATATGTACACCGATAAAGTGTTGCGCAGATACGTTCAGGATGGACGCGGGTGGCAATTGATTGATGAGGTTGACTTGCCATACGGCAAAATACCCGTCATTTACTTCAGCAAGCCTAAATCAGAGTGGGCGGATGTGCAGACCATGATCGACCGGCTCGAGCTTCTCATGAGCCAATGGGGGGATACCAACCAATACCACAGCAGCCCAATGCTGGTACTTAAAGGGCTGGTAAATTCATTGGGTGAAAAGGGGCAGTCTAACAGAGCTGTTGAGGTTGAGCCGGAAGGGGATGTTAAGTACGTTACCTGGGATGTGGAGCCATCCGGCCTTATTGCGGAAAAGGATGCACTCCAAGAAAACATCTTTGGGCTTACACAGACTCCAGACCTTTCGTTTGAGGCCATGTCAGGGCTTGGCGATATTTCAGGCGTTGCATTCGACCGGATGTTGATAGACCCACACCTTAAAGCAATCAGGGCGCAAGAAGGATGGTATGGCGAAGGTGTGCAGCGCAGGCTGAACTTCCTTAAGGCGGCAGCTATCGCGGCTAACCCATCGCTCAATGCGGGGCAAGAACTAGAGATTGAACCGTCGTTTAGCCTTTACCGCATCAATGATGAGGCCGAACTGATAAAGGTTGCCATGAGCGCAAACGGCAACAAGCCCGTTATGACACAGAAGGATTCAGTGCAGTACGTTGGTTTGTCTGATGACCCTGCGCAAACTGTTGCGGATATCCTTGCGCAGCCTACCGATAACACTCAACAACAGGCACAGTAACGACAAGCACATTGCCGACCGTATCGGTGCGCTCCCTTGAGTGTGCCGCCTCCCATTGCTCAATAGTCTTGTCCGTTTCGCCGCAGACTTCCTGTTGCACGTTGTCGACAAAGCATTGGTAGCAGTGTTTTGGCTGGCAGGATGTGAGGAGCAGCACTGCGAGCAGGCCGATGTATCGCCCGAATTGGCCCACCAGCCCTGCCTGTATTGCCTTTAGCTTCCCTGCGACAATATCAATCTCCGTCATTAGTTCAGCACAGGATTCCCCCGCGTTGATTCGCCTGTTGCGTTCGGCGCAGAGGTTCTTAAATGTTTCCTTCAGGGTTTCGTAGTTAGTGGGCATATCTCGTAATTCAGCCGCATGAAGCCGCGTTTGATGCAATGGGCAAGGTGCAACACTTCAGCCTTTTCCCTGCCATATTTCTTGACAAGATAGGGCGAAACACGTTTTGTAGGGGTGTAGTCGGGTGGGCGTTTCATAGACGGGTGTAGTTGCCTGATTTGATTGCGCGATCGAAACACCTCTTGCCAGCTTCAGCCCGACCGTATTTCTTCACCATGTACCTTGACGGTATCGGTACTATTAATACCGACACTACCTTGTCAGTTAATGCGCATGCAGGCGTTGTGCTATGATTCATTCTCCATCGTTTTAATAAACCGAGCAATATCGGCAGCCACTTCATCAAAAGTGTTGCCGGTGAAAGATTGTGAGCCGAACGTATTGCCACGGCTAAAGTCCACCCTGCCGTATGCTACCCATCCCGCGAACAGGCGTGATACCGTAACCGATATGCCTTGGATATGGTCGCGGGCGAACGGGTTGAGTAGTGGCGTGTGTGGGTTAAGCATTGCCAATAGCTTTTAATATGCCATCCACATCATGCACAGTAGCCACAGCCTTGCGCAACCGGTAATGCCGGACGCGCTGAGTCCATAGGTAGAACACGGGTGGCAGCGTTGGGTATCCAATGTTAGATACCGTAATAGGCATGATACCCGACTTGACCTGAATAGATAGTCGCCTGCCGTAGATTGATTCGTCGCACACATAAGGCACCCCATTACGGTTGCCGAACTCTACCAGTACGCGGGGTGATAGTGGGGAGGTGTGTTTAGTCATGAGCATCAGACGATAGTTGATATTATGGCCAACACCACCAAGAAAATGGTTCCACATCCTGAAAGTATAGAATCATAGTGTTCAACCAACATTTGTCGCTCTGCTATAAAAATATCCAAATTGTTGGAGTATGAACTAATCAATAGTGATATGTGGTTTAAGTCGTATATTGATTTCTGTATACTGTCGAACGACTCTGCTGCAAAGAAGTCAGAATAGTTGGTTGGCTCTTCAGGCATGCAGTAATCCCAGTCCGGCATAATATCCATCTTATTTACTCGCTTCTCGTCCATGTTATTTCGTTTTTAGTGTAACCATTTGCCATCAAAATAGCCTCAATCAGGGGGGATTGCAGCTTCCCCGACCGGAACCGGCGTTTAATCTTGTGGGCTGCCTGCGGTGTAATGCGCCCATCCTTGCTATGGGCAGACTTTACACCAATGTACCACTTTGGCCTGCCGAAAACATAGGTCAATGCCTCCTGTGTAGTCATATAGCCCCAAAGGTACACCGATAGTTAACACGGATATTTAGTTTCGTGCCTATTTTTGGGCTATACAAAACCAAACTTACCAATTTATGCCAGTTGCAAAGGATAAGGTGCTGCCAATACTTGAGAACATTCTCAAGGGCAAGTCAGCATCCAAGACTTTTAAGGACGAGTTGGCGGCGGAGTACGCTGATATGATTGATACGGAAGAGGGGATTGAGGCGTTCCTCAATAACCAGTCCCGCATCATCATTAAGGCCGTTTCCGAAGCAGACCGTCGCGCCACAGACGCTACAAAGAAGGCAAAGCAGGATGCTTTAGATGCCCTAAACCCGCCGAAAGATGAACCCGCACAGCCCACAGCCGACCCGAATCAGCCCGCATATGTTGCGGAACTGATGAAGCAGATGGCTGAAATGCGAGGGGAAATCAACGGTTTCCGGTCTCAGCAATCTCAGCAGACTATTGCGCAACGTTACCAGTCAGATGTTGAAAAGATGCAGCAAGAGTTGGGTGTAGCACTCCCAGCCTCTACCGTTGCCCGCTTTACCCCGACATCTGATGATGGATACGGTGCCAGCCTTACGGAACTGAAAGAACTTGCGGCAGGAATGAAGCAAGCGAATTTTGGTAACGATAGACCAGCGGGTGCAGCACTACCCATTGGCACAGATGGTAAAGTTAAACCGGCTTCCACCGAACAGGTGAAGGACGTAATGAGTCAACTTTCCTAACCCCAAAAACGTAAAAAGAATGGCAATCGCTAACCTTACGGATGCTGCGCTGACTTTTGATGATGGACTCGATTCCATTGTCATTCGCCAGAACTTCGAATCCGTTCCCGGTGGCCGCACTTTGGATGTAACCGGATTCCCCGGCACCTACATCCGAAAGGGCCACGTCATCATTCGCGCTACCGCACCCGGAGGCGAATACAAACCAATGCCGGTTTCAGGCGTTAACTCCATTGCTGGCCTCGGCGTTATTACACCCGGCTCCGGTTATGTAAACGCAGGCACTTATGCCGCTGTTGCCCTTACAGGCGGCACTGGTAGCGGTGCTACCGCCAACATCACAGTATGGCAAGGTGCTGTTACTGCCGTTGAAATCGTTGCTAAAGGCACCGGCTACGCGCAGAACGACGTTCTTTCCGCTGCTGCTGCCAATATCGGCACAGGTGGCACAGGCTTCGCCGTTACGGTGGCGTCTATCCATGCTGCCGGTGCTTACGCCGCACTCCCCGCTTCCCACGCCTATGTAGGCATACTTGAAGCCAGCATCCCCGTAGCAAAACCTTTTGCCGGTATCATGGTAAGGGGCAACTTTAACCCAGTAGCAGCACCGTATGACTTCGCCACTATCGCAGCGGCATTCAAGACGGCTCTTCCTACTATAACCGCCTACGCTGACTAATCATGAATCCGATCTTACTTCAACTCATCCAGCAGTATTTCCCTTCGCTTGTTACAAGCATTGTAGAGAAGTACAACGGCACAAATTTCCCGCTGCCTTACTACTACCGCCAGCACCTGCGGCCGGAGTTCAGCATCGACGGTAAATGGTCATCCCTGAGCGTCAACAACACCCGTGTTGCTGCCGACATCGTGGCTATGGATTCAGACATTGCTCTGAAAAAGCGTCCTTCTATGGGCATGGCTACCGGCGACATCCCTAAGATGGGCATGAAGCTGCGCCTGAACGAAAAGGAACTTACCGACCTGTACAGCCTTGTTGCCCGCCTCCAGTTCAACGGCAGTGCACAGGAAAGCCAAATCGTTGCCCGTCTGTTCCGTGATACGGATTCGGTTATCGGTGGCGGTTACGAGCGTATTGAGGCAATGTTCCTTGAAGGCTTGTCTACCGGTACGACCATCGTACACGATTCCGAAACAGTGGGCACCGGCATCCGTCTGGATTACGGCTACCTTGCTCAGAACGCCTTCACTTCCTCTGTTCCGTGGGCAACCATCGCAACAGCCAAGCCACTGACCGACCTTCAGAAGCTGATGGATCGCGCCCGTTCCAACGGTGACGTAATCACTACGCTCATGATGGATGCGCCAACGTTCAACAACATGGCAGGCAGCGCAGAGGGCAAGAACCTGTACGCCGCTTCTATCGGCTTTGCCGGTGCGAACCCTCCGACCGCAACCTTTGACAACTTCAATCAGGCACTGCAACGCAACCGCCTGCCACAGATTGAGCTTATCGAGCGTTCTGTTATCCTGCAAAAGAACGGGGTAAACACTCCGACTATCCCTTGGGCTGCTGGCCGCGTCGTTGCGGTTACCACACCACAGATAGGCACACTGGCTTACGCCCGCCTTGCAGAGCAGGATGCACCGGTTAACGGCGTTGACTACCAACTGGCCGACAACTTCATGCTCGTTTCTAAGTACCGCCAGCACGAACCATCGTTGTCTGAGGTTACGAAGATGCAGGCCCGCGTTGTCCCAGTTATCAACAACGTTCAGAGCATCTACACTCTTGACTCCACAATAACCGCTGCTTAATCATGGCAAAGAAGAAGCAAACATCCTACATCGTAGCGGCCCCGTTTCAGGATGCCCGCGAATACGCCACCAATGCTGTACCTAATCAGTACGCAGTAGGCGACGATGTAAGCCACATGGAGCCTGCCCGCCTCGCCTCCTTGGTTGAGCGCGGTCTGGTAACTGCCCCTGAAACGACCGAAGAAGCTGAATAATGTACTACTCCGCAACTACCATCACCAACCTGCAAAACCGCATCGGATGGGCACCGCCTGTACCGCCTGCGGACTTCGCTGTTACGACATCGAATCTGCAAAGCGATTCGGGCCGTCTGTTCAGCGATTATTGCAAGCTGTCAACGGTGGAAGTGGTTAGTAAATTACAGCCCAAGTCAATCAAGAACGGTGCGACACCCGTTACTGACCCTAACCCGCAACTGGCAAGCCTGAAAAGGTCTGCTGTGTTGCGGGCTCTGGGTAAAGTATTCGATAACAACCCGCGTGCCAATCAGTACAAAGCTGCCTTTGACCAAGCCGTTGATATTTCAGCCAACGAATACGACAACATCATTGCTGCCCGCCCTTATCTTTTGGATGAGGTGATAGGTTATGCAATGGCCGTAGAGATTATTGAAATGGCAATAGCATCGAACCGTAGCAACTTTGAACAACGATTGATGCAGGAGGCTATGGCTGATATGCGCCTTGACTTGGACGGCTACACCGACACAACAGGGCAATTCGTTAGCCCCGGCGTTCGGGGGCAGCTTCGGAAGGCTGTGGAGAACCTCACAAATATTCTGTGGCCTGAACGTGCCCGACCTATTATCCGCAACGCTTCGCACAAATGGTAATCACTAAACTTCATCCCGTAGGCATAGACCGGCCTATTCAGGAGCTTCAATTGGGGCTTTTTGAGTACATCATGGCAGAACTCGGGATTGAGAATGAAGATTACCAAAGCTATGGACGGGCTTACAAGAACGTAAGGGCAGGTGAAGAAGGATTGGTTGCCGAGGCATACAGCGGCAAAGGAGAATACAGAGATGCCTACTTAGATGACCAGAATAAGATAGCATCCTTCTTTGTAGTGCCGGACACCATATCGGTTGACCCCGACCAAGGACAAAACACCGCACAGGTTGGGATTATATTTATGATGAACCTTTCGCGATTCGCTGGCTACGTTCCAACGCAGCGAAATGATGAAGAGATAAGGAATACCATCATGAAGTATTTTACCACACCGGTCAACGGGGCGAACCTTACCGGCGTTGTCACAGGTCAACAACAGGTATTTGCAGAGTTCACTGCATGGCGCAATAAGTCAGAGCTTAAGTTTCAGAACATACACCCGTGGCATTGCTTCCGATTAAACATTCAACTCATTTACTCAAATTCTAACTGCTAAACTATGGCAACACTAAACCTTTTGACGTGCGACACCGCATCCGGCAACACCGGCATCGGCAAGTGCGTTCGTATGCTTCAGGCTGCGGTAGGTGGCTTCTTTATCCCTAAAGGCACTGGTATATCTGCCGCTGACGCAGTCAACTTGAAAGCCTTTCTTGCTGGTAAGGTACATGCCGCCGCATACGCCGACCGCTGGCACCCAGTAGGCAACTGGAATACCATCACCGCACAAGACCAAGAAGAGGTAACACAGACCTTTGAGGACGGCAGCAGCTATACTAACCGTGATGGTTACTATTCCGCTATGTACCGCCACCTGAACGGTCAATGCTTCCACCAATCGCTGCGCCGTTTTGAAGGACGGCAGGAGCAGTACGACTATCTGGAAGTTGACAAGGATGGCCGTCTTGTAGGCGTGGCTGGCTACAATGCCGCAGGTCTTGAGATGCTGTACGGCTTCGACCTTTCCCGCATCCACATCCCTAACCTGACCCGCGCAACGCAAGCCGAGGCGGTAGGCTACTGGTTGACGCTGGATTTGGCTGATGCTACCGAAATGAACGACCGCGTCATGATGATGGATGCGAAGGATGTTCAGGGCATCAAGTTTAACCCGCTTGCCTATGCAAAGGGCCAAGCTGTAAAGGACGTATTCCTTTCCAACCTGACCCCATCTGGCGCAGCATCTGGTGTGTTCACCATATTCGTTGCAGAAGGCTGCAATGATGTGAGCATTGGTAAAACCTACGGTGCGGCCCTTACTGCTGCCAATGTGGTTGCTAAGAACAAGACCACTGGCGCGCCTATCACTGTGACCTCCTTCGTGGTTCAGGCTACCGACGCTGCCCCTTACATCCTTACGCTCGATACCACCGACCCCGACTACCCTGCTACCGGTTACATCGAGCTGACTCTGACTGGCGTTACTTCGCTCTTCACCGCACTGGGCAACTACTACGAGGCCAACACCATCACATTCCTTCGCTCTTAATACCTGAACCATGCAAGCACAAGCAAACGACTTCATCACCCTGAAATACGAGGGTCAAGAACTGGGTTCTTTCAACGGCAAGCACATCGCGGGTATGTCACAGGCTGACTTTATAAAGTCACCTATGGCACAAGCTGCGTTCCCTGCCCCGGCATTCAGTGACGAAGCCCGTAATCTTCGCCTGACTGCCCTTTACCAGACTGCTGTTGACAAATTCGGCAGCAAAGCGGCAGACAAGCTCGCAGAGAAGCCAAAGCCATAAGCTACCCTGACCAACCAGAAAGGCCCGCGTAATTCGCGGGCTTTTTTGTGCTGTTTGTGGACAGTTTCAGGCTTTTTCGACAGGCTTGTTGTAGGTTTGAGGGATGCTTATTTCCAAGAAAACTCAGCTAGGCCTACAGATTGACAGCCCGTATGAATTGGCAGACTTTTTTGATCATGCTCTATCTTGCAAAAGGCAGTATGTTGATGCTTTGGATCGAGTTTCTGAAAAGATAAAGCAAAACAAGAGGGATGGTGAGGAGAGCTTTACAGTTAGTTTTGACGAATCAGACCAAAAAGATTTAGAAGTATATAGAATTCTTCAAAATCAGACAAATTGGGTAGGAGAAAAAGGCAAGCCTGAATGGCTCATTGAGGTGGAGGACAAAAACTTTGATAGGCCAACACATATATCAATAGGCAGGGTTTTCTTGATAACGTCGGGGGTTAAAGAGCCTGCCAAAATGATTAAAATGAATGGCGGTTTTACTAGCACCATGCTTCGTAACATGAAGCATGGCAGGTACACATATTTATTAGGGAAGGATGAGGTTTGCCAGTTCACGGTTGAGGGGAAGTCGATAGGCGGGTATTTTTGGAATAAGGCTAATAAAGAGTGCTTCACATTTCTTCTGGATCTATATAACAACGGGATACACTTTAATGAGATATTCACAGAATCCTTTGAACGCATAATCCAGATCATCACATTTATAGAGCTTGGAGACATAGAAGTAATTGAGTTAGAAGGTGGTCGGAATAATGGAAAGACAAATAAACAGGGTAAAATAACCAACGGCGGCGATTGCAAAGTTTACGTTGTTGATTCATCTTGGAATCAGCTTATTATTAGAACGACAGGATTTGCAGTTAAGGGGCATTTTAGATTGCAGCCATGCGGTGTAGGCATGTTTGATAGAAAGCTGATTTGGATTTCTGCATTTGAGAAGCACGGCTATGTTAGGCGGCCAAAAGGAGAGATTGTTGAATAGATGGCTCTATCCACCCCACCTAACCAGTCGGGCTTTTTTGTATAACTTCGTGTCATGGGTTTTGGCGCAATGTTGGAGGCACTGAAAGGGGTTAACCTAACCCTGCTGACCGCTGATGCCATCAGGGCAAACCCCGTGGCTGTACTCGATGCCAACAAAGCGCAGTTGATGGAGGGCTTAGGCGTTGATGATCGCCCGTTGGGGCCAAAGTTCAGTGCAGACCCTTATTTTAAGTCCCCGGCCTCCGCCAAATCATACGCCGACTTCAAGGCCCGCGTTACTCCGCAGACCCCATACGATACGCCCAACTACTTTATTAAGGGTGATACCCATAATGCGATGTATCTTACGGTCAACGGCACAGCATTCAGCGTCCGCACCAGCGTATCATGGGGTAACAAGATTGAACCTAAGACAGGCGGGCAGGCATTTGGCTTGAGTGTCGACGATTCCCGCACCCTGTACAATACGACTTACAGCCCCGTTGTCATGGCGGGTATTAAATCACAATACGGTTTTAAATAATGGCCTGCAACGACTGTGGAAGCAACCTATCAGACAAACAATTACTCCAAGCCAAACTTAACAAGGTGGCAGCGGCTGAAGAACGCGCTAAGGATTGGGCGGCACGAACCGGATTCAGCGGGCGCGCCGTTGTCATCTTTGAAACAGTCAACGGGGGATTCGGATTCCACCACCCTGACGAAGAGCCACGCGGGGTTGAATACTCCCGTTTATATATCAATTGACGCATTGCCGTTCAGCGCATACGTTGATATGGCTGTAACGGGGCAATACGGGGCAATCGGCTATGAAGGCTGGCAGATTATACAGGCGGAGTTCAATGAGGCCATAGGCGGCGAAAGAATGTGCCGGATTGCCGAATTGAGCGGGGAGATAGCGCAGCAGGATATGCTGATTGAGGTTACCCAGTCACTGATTGATTTTATTACAAAGTGCGGGCCTAAGCAGGAGTGGTGTGATCAGCTTAGGGGGATGGGATTTGAGGCCGATTATACCGAAGAAAGCTACCGAACCGATTTGGAACGGGTGGCACTGCGGGCGAAGGCTTTCATAATGAACAGGGAGGTAAAAAAGGCCGAGCTAAAAGACCTGTTGCCTACCGATGTGCCTGATACTGTGCCCACTAAGGCCCGCTATGTGACCGCATTGGTCAGGATGTCGCAACACTTTAAATTTCAGTTGGATTATCACAAGCTGACAACGCTTGAATTTTGCACCTATTACAAAGACTATCACGCTTATGTGGAAAGACAGAATGCTGCGCCTAAAAATGTGGCTGAGTAGGGTACAATTGGCTGCCGCTACCCGCATTTTGCGTACTGGCATAGCCCGAACGCGTGCTGAGAAGCTGGCATTGCGTGCGTTGGTCAGGCTGGATGTATTACTTCATCAGCAGGCCGAAAAGAACGCGATATTTGCAGAACAATCCGCTGATAAGGCGGAACAATATTTGAAAGAATGGCAGCAAGTCAGGACATAAGCCAGTTTGTAACGCCGGAAGCCGAAGCGGGGCTGGGGCGGAGTATCGGTTTGATGGAGAAAGGCGTTACCGTAGCCGCCGAACTAACCAAAAACCTCAAGGCTGCATCGGATGCGTTGGGTAGTGCAAAGACCCTCACCGACCTAGCGAAAGCGCAAACAGAGGCGGCTAAGGCGCAAACCGAACTTGCGAAAGCAAACCTGCAACTAGCCAAATCAGAAAGCGAAGTCATCCGGCAGCTTGAGTTGGAAGAGAAAGTGCGTTCAGCAGAGGCAAGAACGGCAACGACGTTGGCCCAAAAGAGAACGGCCGAGGCAAAGACGTTAGCGATAAATGCAAGGGAGCAAAGCAGGGTAAATAAAGAACAGGCAACCGCAAACGCGCAAAGCGAAAAGGCGGCTGCAATATCAGCACGACAGGCTGCTGCAACTGACAAGCTAAATAATGCTTACGAGCAACTGAAAATAAAGTATAGGGACGCGGCAAATGAGGCCAAGAAACTGAATGCCGAATTAGGGCTGACCGACCCTGCTGCAATAGCGGCAAGCAAATCCGCAAAAGCCTTATCTGACCAGCTTGTTGCAATTGAGGCCGCCGTTGGGCAAAACCAAAGGAATGTGGGGAACTATAAATCTGGATACGATGGCATAGGCATGCAATTGCAGGGGCTTTTCAGAGAGGTTCCATCTGTACAGAACCTTAACCAGCTTTTTCTTTCATGGTCGAACCAGTTGCCACTTCTCAGCGATGAAATACA